GGAGTACATAGAAAAACGGGTAAGAAATATTTGAATGCTTTCAATGAAGTATTTCAAGTAAAAAACCCAACAATTACTAGAAATCTACTTAACGATTACCAGAATCCATTAAATTATAACATACCCTTGGATAAAACCCTGGCAATGTATGACTATCGAAAACTTCCCGAAAAGAAAAATCTTACAGTAAAGAAAATACATAGACTTTGGGTAGGAGCATTCCATGCTGAAAAGAAATGGCCAATCAAAACAGCAAAGATGAGTACCCTCCCAGGAGTATACAGATTGGAAGAAGATAAATCTCCCTTAACACTGAGACCTGCCGATAGACAATTCCGACCCGATGGTTATCCTCTTGGGATTTTGGATTTCAAGGCAATCATGGGATTTCCTAAATCCTACAAGATTTTCATGGATGAAGGCAATTATCTTTACTGGCTTAACAAGGCAAGGTATACAATTGCCAAAGGGGCAGTTGGAGAAATTGGGATTTGGTTTAAAAGGTGCATTAGAAACGCCTCTGATAAGTAGACTATTGGATTATATATATATATATATATATAACTAACTTAATACCATAAATATAATATGAAAACTTTACCAAGATTACCTGAGGATTTTATTAAAAACCTACCTGGTTCTAAAGTGAAATTAATATATAAATTAATGAAGTTAGAATCAGAAGTACTAGCTGAAGAATCTAAACTCAGTAGTGCTTTAGCTTCTTACTACTGGAGTTTGAACCCAAATTTAAAATCGGTTTCAAAAAGCCGATTTTTATTGCCTAAAATGTTAAAATCATTCGAAGCTAAGAAGATGGAATATTTAAATTTACTAGATGCTTGCGCCTCTCAAATAGAGGGTTGGTATGAAGCTATTTCACCAAAGTTGGTTGAAAAGAAACCGAGTAAGGTCCTAATATTAGGAGAAAATATTACTAGAAAGCATGCTAGGAGCTTAAAGACTAAGAGAAATAGGTAAGTTGATAATTTGATTAAATGTTAAAAGACTTTAAAAGTGTCAAAAAGTACTAGAAGGGAAAAACTTCCTCCCTTTCAGGAATTCCTTCTTAAAAACCTTCTATACAATTAACCTCAATAGGTAGGTATCAATAATAATAATAATAATCATTATTCATTCTACCTACATTGGTTGATTCCATCAACCAATGTAATCAATGGTTGTATACAACCATTGATTGGAAGTATATTATTTTGTATTCTTTATTCTTCTTTTTTTAGGAGGTTTTTTTCTTCTTTTGTACTGGGTTTATTAAGATTATATTAGTTTATGAAGAAAGCCAAAAATATCGTTACGTTAATACTAATAGGATTTACTATTTACCTTTGCTTCAGGAATTACAAACTTTCTCGAGAGGTTAATTCTCTGGAACAAGCGGTCAATGAAATCCCAGATACAGTTTACATCAAGAAACCCTTTAAACCTGAAAAAAAGTTTTCAGAGGAAAAAGAACCAGATAGAATCTTAGTTTACGATAGAGAGAAGTCAGATTCTCTTCCTGATAATTCCATAAGACAACCTCTAATCAGTAAGCAAGATTCTCTGGTTCAATTGGTTTTAAAGAGGAATAAATTGAACTTAAGTCTACTCAATAAGGAATCCAATACTTATTCAACTAGATCATTCCAAATCGACCTGAATAAGTACAGTTATAACTGGTATGAGGGTCAATTAACCCAGAAAAGGATAAAGAGATTTTCACTTAATCCTTACATCTACGGCAAATACAGACCTTTCAACAATCTGTTAGACATGGGTACTGGAATTGAGTTCAAGACTAACCGATTTAATTACAAACTCGGAATCAATGCTTTCTACTACCCGAAATTCCAATCGGGAATAGGTACTGATTTAGAGTTTTCAGTTCAATATAAATTTTGATATGGCAAAAAAGATTATAACAGAAAATACAAACCTTACAAGAGAGGAATTAGAGATACTGGCAAAAGTTCCTAATGATGTATTTCTCTTTAGTCTCTTTTGTTATGTGATACACCCAGTAAGAGGAAAGGTAAGATTCGAACTATATCCTTACCAGAAATCGGTACTATACCAGTTCGTAAAAGAGAGATTCAACATTTTGCTAAAGTTTCGTCAGGCTGGTATTACAGAACTTATCTCTATGTACTGCCTTTGGTTAGCAATGTACCATCCCAATAAGAAGATAAACATTATCTCCATTAAGGATACTACAGCTAAAAAGGTACTCAAGAAGATTAAGTTCATGTATAAGAATCTTCCCTGGTATCTTCAAACTCCGATTATAAATGGTAGGGCTGGAGAATTTGGATCTGCTTCTATGATAGAATTCGATAATGGTTCTTTCATAGAATCTATCCCTACATCTTCAGAAGCCGGACGTTCAGAATCCCTTTCTCTTCTGGTTATCGATGAGGCTGCTATTGTAAGATGGGCAGCTCAAATCTGGGCCGCGGCTTTTCCAACTCTTTCATGCTCGGTTGGCTCAACTCCTGTCTTTTTAAGACATTATGAGGAAATTAAAAAGGGATATCCAAAACCAATAACCGAGCAAATTAAATTAAGAACTCTTTGCCCCAAACAAAAAGGAGTTTTAGATATATCTAACTTAGGATATTATACTTTAACTCATACTGGTTCATGGAAAAAAATTCTATGGACCCAGAATAAGGGTAAATTAGAGACTTGGTTTGTAAAAGATAATCGAGGTAAAAAAGCTGGATATACCCCAAAACATAGATTATTTACTACTAAGGGATGGAAAACTGTAGAAGAGATCATTGATCAAAATCTGAATATCATTCAAGCTGATACTAAAGTAGATCAACTTAAGCTACCTAAACAAGTAAAAGCTCCTTCTAAAGAAATCCTAAAACCCATAGAAGAATTTCCAGGTTATTTTGTATCAAATCTTGGTAAGGTATATTCTGATTCTCCAAGAAGAGGTTTTTATGAATTAACTCCCAGACCAAATAAAGATGGCTATCTGAGAGTTGCTCTTAAAAAAGCTGGAGTAAAAAGAGAAACAGGGTCAACACGTAATCAAGGAAAAGGTAAAACATTTCAAAGATCAGTACACTTATTGGTTGCAGAAGCTTTCCTTGGGCCTAAACCTAATCCAAAATCTCAAGTAGATCACATAAATAACCAGAGAGATTGTAATCATATAAATAATCTTAGGTATATATCAAGTTCTGATAACGTTAAGAAAAGTTTTGAGTATAATCTAAATGCAACCATATTCGGCATTCAAGGCGATAAATTGCCAAACCTCTTAAAAAGAGGTAGAATTTTAGAAATGGCCGAAGAAGGTTTCTCTTATAGAGAAATTGCTAGAGAAGTATATCCAGAATATAAACAAGCTCATAAGTTTGTTAAGAGAATCTTAACTGAAAGAGGTTCAAGGGTTTATATCTCTAAATTACAAGTAGTAAAAAAATGCCAAAGAACCATTTATGATATTCATGTAGAAGATGATAATTCTTATATATCAGCTAATAACTACATCAATCATAATACTGGTGGATCGGCTATCGTAAACTCTACACCCTATGGCGTAGGGAACTTTTACCATTCTACTTGGGTAGATGCCATTGCAGGAGGTAACCCATTTAACCCAATCCGGTTATATTGGCAAATGCACCCAGAACGAGATGAAAACTGGTATAAGCAAATGGCTTCTGCTCTTGGCCCAAAGAGAACTGCTCAAGAAATAGATGGTGACTTCTTATCATCAGGAAATACAGTCTTCGATTTAGCTGATATAAAGGCTATCGAAGACTGCCTTAGTGATTACCCAGTTATTAAGAAAAGGTTTAATGGTCAGTATAGACAATATCTTGAACCTCAATCAGATAAAGAATATTTTATCGGGGCAGACGTTTCAACTGGTAGAGCTTCTGACTACTCAGCTTTTACTTGTATGGATAAGCAAGGAGAAGAACAAGCAGTATTTAAAGGTAGAATCCCTATAGATAAGTATGCTAAACTTCTGGGAGATACTGGTCAATTATATAATTGGGCAACCATTGCTCCAGAATCCAATGATGTTGGTATGGCTGTAACTACCAAGCTTCAGGATGAAGGATATCCCAAATTGTATTACTATCAAAAGATGCTGAAGAAAAAGGGTAAGAGTAGACCAGAGGTAGATAAATCTCCAGGATGGTTAACTACTCAAAAGAATCGTTCAGTAATCATTGAGAATCTTGAACAAGATATTCGAGAAGAAGACGTTATAATAAAAGATCCATTTTTCGTTCAAGAAGCTTATACTTTTATCTATGATGGTTTAGGTAGACCAGTAGCAATGGGTAAGCATAGGGCAAACAATTCAGCAGTAGATATAGACCTTGAAGGTGATGTCTATTCTGATGACTCTATTTTCGGAAAAGCAATATGCAATCATATACGAAAAGGAAAGACTAACATAATTGTACAACCAAAATGAAAAAGATTAGTTTCAAATGGCCATTTGGGAAGAAAGATCCTCCCACTATGCCACAGGCTGAGGGTAATAAAAAACCTAACAATGTTCCTTCAGTATCTCCAGGTAGGGTATCGGTTCCAGAAGATTCTAATTTTATTTCTTCCTTAAAAGGGCTTACTTATATGGTAAGTCCTTCTTTCCGTACAGAGATAATACCTTTCATTCGAGATTTATATAAGGTAAATCCGGATGTTGGCATAGCTCTTCAGGATATGTTTAAGTTGTCTAATACTGGTCACTTAATTACATTCCCTAATAATACGGATGAGGAAGCAAGTAAGATGAGGGAACATCTAAAGAATGCTACCAAAAAATGGTCAACGTATTCTGCTGGGATTGATGGGTTAGTAAACAAAATGATAGTTCAACTCTTAGTTAGTGGAGCTATTTCTATTGAATGTGTTCCCGATGATAAACTAGAAGGATTAGCAACTATCCTATTCCTAAGACCCGAGAATATAATATTCAAAAGGGAAAACAATGGAGTTTATCAACCTTACCAAAAGAATGTAGCTTTCACCAATAATCGAAAAGAAGATTATATAAAGCTAAATACAGAAACCTATATTTATTCCGGTATGTTTAATGATACAGATGAGCCTTATGGGATTCCTCCTTTTATGACTTCTCTTGATTCATTAAAAACCCAACATGATATGAAGATTAATTTCAAGCATATTATGGAAGTTGCCGGTATGATTGGTTTTCTTGAAGCTAAGATGGCAAAACCTGATCAGATGGCAAGTGAATCTGCATCAGCTTATGAGAACCGATTAAATCGAATCCTTTTAAACCTTAAAAGAAATCTTCGGGAAGGATTAAAGGATGGTATAGTTACTGGTTACATTGATGATCATGAATTCAAGCTTAACTCTACTACCAAGGAATTGGGTAATATAGAGAAGCCTTGGAATATGAACCAACAATCAGTAGCTAATGGTTTAGGAGTTAATGGTTCCATCATTGGGGTATCATCTACTACTGGTGAAGGTGCAACTGGCATAATGTTATCTAAGATGATTAGCCAGTTAAAAAATATCCAAATGATTGTAGCTTACGTATTGGATAGAATTTATTCTCTAGAACTGCGTCTGGCAGGTTTTAATAATAAGGGGATAAAGATTGATTGGGGAACTTCTACCGTTTCTGATGAAGTTAAAATCCAACAGGGTCTCCAATATAAAATACAGAACCTTGACTTATTATATAAGGCAGGTATCATTAGCCAAGATCAATATGCTTGGGCAATGGGTTATGATTCACCAGATGAAAAAGAACCAAGAGTTCCTTTAGAAGATCAGGATGGTAATATTGATCCCCAAGAGGGTACTAAAAAGAAACAAAGGCAGGCTGACAAAAACCAATCTGCTCGTAGATCAAGAGATAAAACTAACCCGGCTCCTTCTCGAGGAGACCAAAATACTAAAGCAAGATGAGTAAATTTACAAAGAAAAACCAAGAGCATCTTGATTCTATGGTGATAGGTCAAGGCCATACCATTATGGCTGGGTATATACCAGAGGCAGTGGGAGCCCAGGCTTTCTCCGAGAATTATTACAAATGGAAAACTCCTACACCGGATTCCATTGCTCAATTTGGATTTTGGGGAGGTGATATAGATTATAATACCTATTATCCCAACCTTGATAAATCAGAATTAACTCCAAAGGATGAAGAGTTTATCGAACCAATGTTCCGATTACTTTCAGAAACCATCGTATCGAAGAATTGGAATCCTACAGACTTCGGTCAGAATGGAGTACTAAAGGCTTCTATGAAGATGTTGCTTGGGCAAACGATTAATTGTGATCATGAAACCAATATAGGTAATGCTATTGGAGCTGTATCACAAGTAATGTGGCAAGAAGCCTATAAGGATGGTAGCTTTACTATACCGGCTGGTATTAATGGTATCCTGAAGATCGATGGTAAGGCAAATCCAAGAATCGCTAGAGGGATCCTCATGGAACCACCCTCAATTCACAGTAATTCTGTTACGGTACAATTCAAGTGGGATAAGTCTCATCCTCAAATGGAGGATAACGAATTTTATCAGAAACTTGGTACTTATGATTCTAAGGGAGTTATGGTACGTAGAATAGTTACTGAAGTAGTTCGTTATTTGGAAACCTCTCTAGTTTCACATGGAGCTGATTCATTTGCTCAGAAAATTGGGTCCGATGGTAAAATCATTAACCCAACTTTTGCTAAAAGAACTTGGGCATCCTATGAAGAATATCGGGATGATAAATCGAAGAAATATTTCTTTACCGATTACAAATCAGACATGAGTATGTTTCAGGAAAATAACGATACTCAGAGTTCTTTTAATGATAACCAAGAAAACCAAAACAATAAAAATAATGGTATGAACAAAGAATTAAGAGAATTTCTTGAAAGCCTTTTTGGGGATAATATGCTTACCCTTGAAGAAGGTAAAGAGATGGATCAGGAGAATGTGATTGCCTGTATCCAGAACTTGGTATCATCCAAAAACACTTTGCAAGCTTCTGTTGATAGTCTCAATACAGAGAAAACTTCTCTCACTGAGCAGATCAATAAATTAAATACAGAAGTTGCAAATCTGACGGAAATGGCAACTGTAGGGAAGAATCATATCGCTTCTCTCCGAGAAACTGCCGTAGAAACCTACAGAAAGTTAATGGGTGATAAGGTAGATGAAACTATCGTAACTATGCTCAATTCTGAAACTACTGGTATCAATACTTTGGTGTCACTTACCAAAGACTACCAGGCAAGATTGGAAGAGAAGTTCCCGATGGTTTGCTCAAAATGTGGTTCACATGATGTTAACCGTGCTTCTTCAGTTTCTGAAGGTGAAGAGGGTAAACACCAAGAAGATACTGCTTCTAATAAGGAAAATTCTACAGACCAAGTTTTCGAGAGTCTGTACAAACAAAAGTTATCACATAAAAAATAAAGGTTATGGAAAAGACTAACATTGTAAACATGGACCAGCCGATGACTCTCTTTGGTTCTAAGACTCCGAAGACTGTAATCTACAAATCCGAATCACATAAGCTTCACCAAGCTTTCACAGTAAAGCAGGGAGAAATAATTGTACAGGGAGTTCCTGTATCACTTACTGAAGAAGGCCAAATCAAAGTATATGCCGATGGAGAAGTATTCTTGGGCATTGCAGTAACAGACAACGTTAACCCGGCTTATCAGGGTCAAAGAAATTTCCCCGTTGAGGTAACAGTAATGGTAGAAGGATATGCCCTTTGCAACTGGGTATCAAATGCCGAAGTTAAATGTGGCTATGTTAAACCTTCCGGAGAACTTCTCAATTCTCGCTTCGTAAAGGCAGACCATGCTGATGCAGAGACTCACTTCATCGCTATTACTCCGGCAGATGAAGCAAATGAACTTATCCAAGTACTCATCCGCTAAATTCAAAGCAAAGATATGGAAAAACAAGATTTATCAAAACTGACACAGAAGGATTTCATTAATGAATTGCCTTCAATGGTATCTCTGATGGATTCTTACCGTTCTGGTAGTAACAACAGAAAGCCAATCGAAATTACCCTCGGAGAAGTAGCAGAGGGTAAATGGGGTATTTCCCAAGATGAACTCTTCGAAAAGATCGGTATCAATCCTCATGTTGATACAATGGAGAACATCTTCACTATGCCTCAGCAGAATATTCGTTGGATTGTTCCGGAAATCATTCGTCAGGCAATTACTCTGGGTATGCGCCAAGCACCTTTCTATCCTGAGATCATTGCTTCTGACCAATCAATTAACGGTCTGTCTGCTATCATGCCGATGATCAACATGTCAGATGCTGCACCTGCAAAGGTAAACGAGGCTGAAACTATTCCTTTGGGAGAAGTAAGCTTCGGACAGAAGTCAGTATCTCTGTTCAAGATTGGTAAGGGCTTTAAGATGACCGATGAAGTTAAGAACTACGTTTCTATCGATGTTCTGGGCATTTATCTCCGTGATTTTGGTATCCAGTTGGGCTATGCTATGGATACCTTGGCAATGGACGTAGTAATTAACGGTAACAAACCAGATGGTTCAGAATCTGCTCCGATTATCGGTGTATATGAAACTGCCCAAGGAATTACTTACAAAGACTTGCTTCATATTTGGGTTCGTGCTGCTCGTATGGGCCGTAACTTCCAAACTATGATTGGTGGTGAAGACCAGGCAATAGAATTGCTGAACTTGCCGGAATTCAAAGATCGTCACTCTGGTACAACCCAGGCTACTTTGAATGTGAAGTCTCCGGTTCCCAGTAGTGCTAACTTCTACATCCACCCGGGAACACCTAACCAGCATTTATTGCTGATTGATACTTCTGCTGCCCTGATTAAGCTTACAGCTCGTCAGTTGATGTTGGAATCAGAAAGAATCGTTTCTAACCAAACTGAAGCAGTATATGCAAGCTTGACTACTGGCTTCTCTAAGATGTATCAAGATGCTGCTCTCTTGCTGGCTGCAGATAAGAAGTTCACTGAATTCGGATTCCCCGATTTCATGAATGTGGATCCTTATCTCTTGGTAAACCTTGAGTAATACCGGTTTTCTTCATTTCCAAGTTTTTGTTTTTAGGGGTAGTCTTTATGGGCTACCCTAACTTTTTATAACACTAAAATCTTACAACAATGGCTAAAACATTTACAGTTACGGTTGGTCCAAGAGCTTATAGCTTTCATGATCAATCTACAGGAATCACCATTTCAAGAGGAGAGGCTAAAGAATTAACTTCTCGTCAATTCAATTCAAAGAAAATCCAATTGGCTTTGGCTTCTGGCCATCTTACTTTGGTAGTAGATAAAAATTCTCAGGTTTCAAAGTATACCGATGAGCAAATCGAAAAGATGGTAAAGAAACTCCAGGCTCAGATTGGTAAGGGTATGACCGTAGAAAAGATTGCTAAGGGTTATTCCTTAGAGGAAGTAAAACTCATGGCAAAGAAATATGGTTTTGAGATAGAAACCACTGATACTGTCGAATCCCTGATCCAGGCAATCATCGAGGATTCTGAGAATCACAAAGAAGAGTAATCACTCACTTAAAATATAAGAATTATGAAGAAGTTTATTTTTATGTTTATGGCTTTGTTAACATTAGCCATACCGGCATTAGCTGCTGAGGATATTGGAATTGCTCCAGCTTCCGAAGTAGTTATAGATGTTGGTTCATTCACTGGAATAGTAGCTTTAGTATCTATGATTGCTACTCAGATCTTAAAGGTAATCCCAGCTATTAAGGAAAACAAACTGGCAAAGATCGGTATATCAGTTGTCGTCGGTATTATAGTTTGTATGGTATGCTGGGTATTACAGGTATCACCTATATTAATTAGCATGAAATGGTGGGTAGCTCTATTATACGGCTTAGCTGCCGGATTAAGTGCTTGCGGATTCTATGATATCATTAAAGCTATCTATAATACGATTATAAAACCAGATAAATCCAATTAGGTATGGGCAAACTAGACTTCGTTTACACTACGTCAGGTCTAGAAGCTTTATTCCGAGTAATATCCAAAGTCCCAGTTAAGGCCATACTTGATTGGGACTTTGGTGATGATAAGGGAGAGGTTTTCAATGGTAAAAGGCATGAATCCTATTCTTATGAGGAATCAGGTTTTTATACTGTTACCCTGACCGTTTCAGATTCCAGTGGTTTGAATGAAACTATTCAAAAAACCATTGTCATTTGTGATTATGCCCATACTACTCTTCCTGATAGTATCTATAATCTCATTGACAATTACCTTCCAAAAGAAATCGCTGAAGAACTAACTCAAGAAGAGAAAGCTCTTTTCATTCAAAAATGGCAATTGTATATTGGTCCTCTAGTAACACATCTAATTCCACCAGATAAATATAAAGACGAGTTATGGTATGAGGCACTAGAAAATCAGCTGATTATGGAATTAGCGGTATTCGATTACCTTCAAGTCCAATTACTTAAACTTTTAACCAACACCGGAGAATCACTTAGTGAAATCACTAAGCCTGGTGGTAATGATTCTGAAGATGGTGGAGCTAGAGGGGATAGAGTTAAACAAATCACTACCGGTCCTACTGAGGTTCAATTCTATGATTCAGTATCTGATAGTATTAGTTCTCTTTGGAAAACATTCTCAAATGCAATGCAACCAGGAGGAGTAATCGATGAACTTCGGAAAAACATTTGTACTCTAGCTGAAAGGTTAGAGATATTCTTACCATTCTGTAGACAACCCTATTCACCTGTAGTACCAAGAGTAGTAGATCGAAGAATTGCTACTCAACTGGCAGGTCCTAATCCTACAGCCCCTTTGAATAGAGGTTCATTCAAATTAGTTAAGAAATCCAGATCATGACTAAACCAATCTCTAGATACTTAAACAATAAAACCTGGGATAGATATAAACGTATCATCACAGAGTTTATAGATTTCGATGCAGGAAGGCAAGATATTATATGGGCAAAAAAGGTAAACCAATTCCTGGATCATGCCGAAGATAGTTTACCTTCTTATTATGAAATTCATATTGAAGCCCTTTGTTATTATAACTCTTTTAGGAATTGGCCAATCAATAAGGCAACTGTATCTGGGGAACTGGATGATGAAAACCTTTCGATACTAATTTCTAAATCATATATAGAAAGGCTTGGGTACCTTGATGAACACGGGTACTGGAGATTTAATTGGTCAGAAGATAGGTTCATCATAAATGGGATAGTTTATAAACCCGATGGTGATACCCAGGTAGCTCAAGCAAAAGACGAAGCTCTGGTCTTCTTGGTTATTCTTAAAAGAGACCGTGACACAGTTGTAAACTTTATAGAACAATAATATGGCACAGTTATTACTGAGATGGACAAAGGTTACTTTCAATAACCAGGAATGGTATGATAGTAATATAATAATCCTAAATGGTAATTCTGGAGTACATCTAGAAGTTGATGGAACAGGGAATTATATATCAGTATTTCAAAGTATGACTGGTATTAATTTCGTAACCAGGCTTCAAGATTACTTTGGACCTGTTTGGGATATGATACTTCCTTTCCCAGGAATAGGCCAGGCAATTAAATTGAGAGTAAATAAGCTACCTACCTTCGGTATTATTAAAGGCGATGTTCAAGATGGAGGAAATGGTGATGCTACTGACAATGCTTTTGCTGGTTCAGAAGGAATCCTATTCTGTGGAAAGGGTGGAGAATATTTCTTAGGGAAACCTAAGGCAGTTGGTTAATTATTTAAAACCTTATACCTATGTATACAAGTAAGTATTATACTGTTGAAGAAATCGATGAGAGACTTAAGCAGGGTTATCTCAATGATGCCACTGAACAAGGCTTTGTCGGTACTATGAAAGAGTTCTGGGCTCTCTTTCTTTCGATTGCCAATAAGGTAGATAAGAAGGAAGGCTATGGTTTGTCTCAGGAGGACTTTACCACAGAACTGAAAGAGAAGTTAAATTCTCTTTCTGGGGAAATCCCAACTAAGGTATCACAGTTAGAGAATGACCTTAAGTTCCAAACTAAAGAAGAAGTAGAAAAGTATATCAGTGACCTTGTAGATGGTGCTGATGGAGCATTGGATACTCTTAAAGAGTTGGCAGATGCCCTGAACAATGATCCCAACTTTGCTACTAACCTTACTAATAAACTTATTGAGATTAGAGATGCCCTTACTGCTGAAGTTAATCGAGCAAAAGCTGCTGAAGCTGCTCTGCAAGAAGGTCTCAATGAAGTAGATACAAAAATCGAAAAAGCTCTTCAGGGTCTTACTGATACCATTGATAAAACTATCAAGGACATCAAGGATTCAGTCAAGGCTTTAGAACAGAAAGTAGATAAAAATACCGAGGCTATTTCTAATGTAAAAGTAGAGGTAGCTGGCCAATTAGCCGATTTCAAGGTAGAAGTTCATAAGGAAATTGATCTTGAAAAAGAGAGAGCTATTACTGCCGAGAATGCTTTGCAAAGAGAAATAGATAGCCTGAAAAATGGCTCATCTAATGATAAGGCAGAATTAGAACAAAAGATTCAGCAAGAGGCTACAGAACGAGCTCGTGCTGATGAAGCTTTGCAACAGAACATAGATAATGAAGCTAAAGCTCGTGAACTTTCCGAAGAGGAAATCAAAAAAGCCCATCAGAAAGATATTGAGCGTATTGATGGTGAAAAGGTAAAATGGGATAAATTCCCTACTTCAGAATTGCCCAACAGAAAGGGTATAGTTCTTGAAAATGGGGATCTTATCTTGGGCAAAGATCTTAATGGGGATACTTTGCCTTTAGTTCAACTTAATCGTTGGGGTATAATCGAGGCTGGTTCTCCTAAGGCTCCCTACAATATTAATACCCCTCAAGGAGTAAGACCCACTGTTCAAGAAGCAGGTCAAACAGGAGAACAGGCTTATCACATGGCTTATCAAGAGGATCTGGCTAATATCAGTGCTGAAATCGATGAAAAGGTTAAAGCTGAAGCAGATGCTCGAAAAGCTGCTGATGAATTATTGGTAAAGAAAGAAGAGGGTAAAGAATTATCTTCTAATGATTTTACCGATGAATTAAAAGCTAAGCTAGAAGGTATAGAAGAATTTGCTAATCGTATCACTAATGTATCTCAGTTAGTAAACGATTCTAAGTTCCAAACTGAAGAGGAGGTAAAAGCTGCTATCGAAGGTATTATTGGTTCTGCTCCAGATGTTCTTGATACTCTTAAGGAAATTGCTGATGCTCTCGGTAATGATCCTAACTTTGCTGCTACTATCACCAAGAAGTTGGCTGCTTTGGCAGAGCAAATTAACCAAGAAGTAGAAGATCGTACAAATGCTGTATCTCAAGTACAAGGAGACTTAGATACCAAATATCAAGAACTTTCTTCTAAGATCACTCTTCAAACTGAAAACCTTAATAAGGAGATTTCAGATCGTAAGGAAGCCGATACTGCAATGAAGTTAGAGATAACCAATCTTGGAACTTCTCTTACGGCTTTGGGAACGGAATTGAGACAGATTATCAATCAGAATTACCAGACTCTTCAGCAACAGATTCGTGCTCAGGATGCTCTTATCCAAGAGAATACCCAGGCTATTCAGACTAACCTATCTTTGATCCAGTCTTTACAGACCAAGGTAGATACTAATGTTAGTGATGTAGATAAACTGAAGAAAGATCTTGAAACTGAAGTAGCTGATCGTAAAGCTGCCGATACTGCTTTACAAGAGAAGATTAATACTAATGCTGATGGATTGGCTAAAGAGATTTCTGATCGTAAAGCTGCAGATCAGGTTCTTCAACAGAATATCGATGCAGAATCTCAAGCAAGAACCCAGGCAGATTCCCAAATTAGAACTGATCTCTCTAAGAAGATTGAAGATGAAGCTACTGCAAGAACCCAAGCTGATACTCAGATAACTCAGAAATTAGATCAAGAGATTATCGATCGTAAGGCTGAGGATGAAAAACTTTCTCAACGCATTACTGAGGAATCTCAAGGTCATACAGAAGCTATAGAAGATTTACAAGCAAAGGTAACCAAGAATACTCAGGATATTACTGCTGAAGTAAATCGGGCTACTGCAAAGGAAAATGAAATTGCCCAGAATTTGGCAACTGAAATCCAAAATAGATCAGATGCTGATTCTGCAATGCAGGCTTCTATTAAAAAGGTTGGAGATGACCTTACGAAATTTAAAGCTACTAAGGATCAAGCTAATGGTTTGGCTTCTCTTGATGGCAATGGTAAGATTAAACCTGAACAATTACCTGAGGGGGCTACTTACAGTGTAATGGGTATAGAGAAACAGGTAAACCTTCTTTCAGATCGTGATTCAGTACCTGATATGGAAGTTGGTGATAGACTTTATGTTCTTGAAGATAAAAAGATCTACACTAAAACTGTAGATGGCTGGGATAATGGGATTGAACCTAAAGAGGATGTAATCTATAACTTCCGTAGAGCTGATGAAGAAGGTCGTACCAATATTACCAAACGATGGGATGGTAAGGATATGACTGTAATTTCAGAAACAGTAGTATTGGGAGAAACTCAGGGAACTGCTTATGAAGGTTCTAAGGGTAAGCTATTGAAATATAGAATTGATTCTTTGCCCAACAGTGTAGTTTCTGAGGTAATTTTGTATAAACCAAATGCCTTTGAAGAAAACCCAGTTAGGAAAAATAAAGTGGGTATAAATGTGAAACGGTATGAAAAGAAGCCGCAACATGAAGAATGGGAATTTAAAGCTTCTACAGAATATGATATACCCGTTGCTTCTTTAGAGGATGGTGGACATGGGGGACTTATGTCATATGAGGATAAGGTCCTTCTTCAGAAACTTGCTGCTTCAGTATTCCCATTAACCCTTACAGTAACTGGAGGTGGAGTATATCGAAAAACTACTACTCAAACCGTAACAGTAAATTGGTCACTCAAACAAGGTCCTGATGCAGTTACACCTGATACTTTGAAGATTAACAATGAACCGATAGAAGTTTCATTAACTTCTAAACAGTTCCCGGGAATTACTGTTAATACTACTTTTAGAGTTGAGGCAACTAAGGAGGGAGTTACTAAGACTGGTTCGGTTTCAGCAGTATTCGTTAATCCTTCTTATTTCGGAGTAGTAGATAGTAACTTTACTCCTACCCCTGAAGGTATCCAAGGTTTAAGCAGTGGTGAAATCATTAAGAATAGCAAAACATATAACACTTCGGCATTCAACCAAAATGCTCAGAAGAACTGTTATGCTTATCCTAAAGTATTTGGAGCTCTTACTTCTATTACGGATGGTAAGAATGAGTTCATCAATTCTTATACTCGTAGTGAATTGGAAGTAAATGGGGAAATGTATTATGTATATGTTCTTTCTGAAGCTTCTACAGTATCTAATTACTCACTTCAATTCAAATAATTATGGCAGTACAATATATTGATAACCTTTCTTATAAGGGAAAGAAGCCAAATTTTGAAAGAGATCAATTCAAAACTTTGGCTGAGATGAAGGCTTTTTCTGAAGCTGATATTGATGAAGGCCATTCTTCTTACTGTCTTGAAGATGGTAAAAGATACACCTTCAAATCTTCTAACTCAGTAGATCCTACTATTGGTAGATGGAGAGTAGAAAATAATCCAGGTGGAGGGGTAGAAGTCCCCTCTAATCCTCAACCAGGCCAAACTTATTTCGATACTAAAGTTAATAAATTAGGTATATGGAATGGCAATGCCTGGGTAGATTCTATGGGTAATCCTTTGGATTCTAAACGGCAGGGAACTACCGAAGAAAGACCTCAAGGAGTTCAAGTAGGTTATATTTACTATAACACAGAAGAAGAATTCTTTGAAGCTTGGAATGGCAATGCTTGGGTACCCATTACCTACTTGGTAACTTCAGTAAACCAAATCACATTCAGTTCAGATGGTGGAGATATGCCTTTTGAGGTATTCTCTAATGCCAAATGGACTGCTAAATAACTTATTCTATAACCTCAAAAAAAAAAACAAATGGACAGAGAAAAATTGAGAGAGGCTAGAGCCATTGCAGGATGGGCTCACCTTGACAAGCAAAGTGGTACTGGTGACAGTACAGTACAGGTAACAGTAGATGCTTATCTCGGTCGTAATAACCGTAACACTACTATTCAAGTTGCTACTAACGGAGGCGTAAGCAAATCCGTATCTGTAGTACAGAATGGTAAGGCAATCTACATCACTAAAGAATCGGATCCTAATGTGGGAGCAGAGGCTACTACTGCTACTGTAAAATTCAAAACCAATGTAGAGAAATTCAAACTCGAGATTGGTAACAGTGGTACAGTAGGTTCTGTAAAAGTAAACAACGTAAATGTTCCAGAAGCTGGTGGTATTTATACTCCGGCTGGTGACCCGGGAGCTAGCGGTGAATATGTAGTAACTGTAGTTGTGAACTTTGCTGCTAACGGTTCTATTCGGAACAAACAGTACACAGTTAAGGCAAGTGATTCTGTAAATGCAGAAGTAAATGCTACTGCTACGATTACCCAATCTGCTGCTGATTCTAACTTGACCGTTAGTCCTGAACAGCTTACCTTCGAAGCTACTGGTGGTTCTAAGACTATCACCATTACTTCTAATGATAGCTGGACTATCTCTTAAAAGTAATCAGGTTAAAAATCAGAGGAGCCTCATTATTGGGGTTCCTCTTTTAATTTTGTAGGTTATAAAAAGGATAAGATTATAACGGTAGCTTCAGCTGGAGGTGTAGTAAGAGAGATACAGATAAGTCAAGCTGCTGCTGAAATTACCTATGAATATATACTTGAAGCCGTAGTTTAAAGATATTTTGGGTGGGAATAGAAGTTTAGAGGGGTGCATATAATTAAAGTTATGTGTATCCCTCTTTTAGTTTAAAATGATATATTATATGGCAACTAAATCAGTAAATCGTACTTTAGGTATCCCTTCTGGAAGATTTGAGATTTACGTTGATAAAGCCCAACAAGCCAGAGCAGAGAAGCTTATACGAAGTGTACCAAGTATCCTTACTAAATCCTATGCAGAAGGTACTAGAAAGTTTGGTGAACAACTCCTTAGGATAGTGAAAAAATGTTTATCAACTGGCATGCCTCCTGCAGGTTCGGGAGTATCTTGGCCACCTCATTCGGCAAGTACCATAAAGTCTTTGGGAGAACATACTCTCTTAAACTGGACTGGGCAATATAGAAGATCGGTAAACATTTACCATCAACGTAATAGAACCTATGTAGGTTTACCTAATAATGTAAGGAAAATACGAAAGAAAGGTAAAGAATCTGGAAAAACCTTAAATCAAATTGCCATTCTATTAGAATACGGTAGTAAAGATTCTAACCTTCCCCCTCGTCCTCTTTGGGCTCCTGCATATAAAGCTGCAGGTGGAACTAAGGTATTACAGAAAATACTAAGGAATGAAATTAGAAAACAATTAAGGAATCATGGCTTTTAATATCGATAAGACTTCTGGGGTTGGACCTGCCACCATTAACATTCAACCCTCAGAATATAATACCACTGGTAAAGATATTAACCAAACTATATATGTAGAGATCGGTGGAAAAAGGCAACCAATTAACCTTATCCAGAGACCTGCTGCATTAAGTTGGAAATATACCTTTACCGTAGAACCAACTTCTACTAGCATTGAACCAGGTGGTGGATCTGTAAGCTTAACCGTTAAATCTACTAAGCAACAGCTAGTAAATGGAAATCTAGTAGGAGAAGAGATACCTCTAAATTACACCGCTATTCATTACTCTGGTAATTCCTTTGTAACTATAGATGGTACTACATTGAGGGCAGAGGCTAATGATAATACAGATAGTAGAATAGAGACTATTCGGTTTACTCAAGCTGAATCTGGACAAGTTCAGGATATAGTAATAGAACAAGCAGCTAATGTTCATTATTACTTCTCTGCAGGAGTTCCTTCTACTACAGTAGGATATGATGATACCCTTTATGACCCTAAAATAGAATCTTATAGGATGGTAGGTAATAGAAGAGAGGAAGTTGGATATACTTTGTATTCTGACAGTTCTGATATGAGTGTAGGTAGTACTAGTTTCTCATTCTCCAAAAATCCCAATAATGAGGATAGAACTATGAGGGGTAGAGCAGTACAAGCTGATACTAATCAAGTTATAAATTTACAAGTTACACAGAAAATGTTACCTATGTGGGTTTTCAGAGGTGTTCATTTTAAAGATTTTTATAGTTCGAATGAATCAATTAGTAAGGATTATCGGGTTATTATTACTTTAAGGTATGATGATTTCTATACCATAGATTTTGAAGTAATAGATGATAAAAGTATGGCTATGGCTTTAAAAGCCAGTGGCCAAAATGATTCTTGGTCTAAATCTTTCAGAGTTATTCGAGTTTCTGGTAGAATGACTAGAATTGGCCAAAGACTTAGATTAGAATCCACAGGTGTAAGTGGTATAATTTTAGGAGACTTTAACAGCAATGGGGAATTTAGTACTACAGAAAACCTAAGAGATCCAGGGTTATCTTCAGATAATTATTATTATTTTGATCACTTAGATAGACCAGAATCAGAAAGGATCTGGAATTCAGGTGGAAGTTTACCAGGAGGTTTCTATGCTTCTACGGGTATATCTGGTCAATATAGGTTTTCAATACGTAATTACCTTCAATAAAGATCCTTATGGTAAATACAGAAGAAATTGTAGAAAGAACTTTCTATATAAGTTTACTACATACGGCTCTAGAGAAAGGATTAACTGTTAATCCTCAAGATTATTTACCTGTATCTCCTGAAAATGAGAAAAAGTTTGAGGCCGATATAAAAGGTCTAAAGAAATTCATACCCATTTTCGGAATAGGTAATAATCAAGTACGAGGTATAAAAACTTGCCCAAGAATCACCTTAGAATTACAAGGGTATTACCCTGGTAATATAGGGGTAGAGAAATTTATAATAGGAGATAAATTAGAGAATGGTAATTACCAAGCATCAGAGTTCCCTTTCGAAACTAAGGACATAACTATTGATGTTCACTTGGTAGCAAATACCCAGCCTGACATGAGGTTACTACACAGCCTCATGTATCAAGCTTTGCCTTCAAGAGGATACTTAAAACCCTATTATAATGATCTAGAAGAGTGGTCTTCTGGACGAGTTGGCCCTACTGGTAATCTGTACATAGAGATAGGTAATTATTTCGATCATCAAGATGTAGAACATGGTATATTAGAGAAAGTATATCAATACACTTGTGTAGATGGTCTTCTTGAGGAAAAGCTTCCTAGAGAGGGAGAACTTGTACCTATTACAGATATATCGGTTCTAATCGGCACAATCGAAGAAAAAGAAGAAGGAATGCTCAACTTACATCTAGTAAGCTAAACCGAGCGATACTTATCGGTTTTAAATAAACAAGTAACTAACTTTTAAAAACAAGTAATATGCCAACTTCACCTCATGTTGATTTTGTCTTTCAGAACAATAATGTTCTGCAGACTACTCCTATGTTAGGAGTTTCTTGTGTATTGGCTAGAACTACTAAAGGTGTATACGATGACCCCTCAGAAATCATCTCTTCCTATCCTCAATTCCAAAGACAATTTGGAAAAGAGATAGTACCTGATGGTTCTGTATCAAATATCGAAAAGGCACTTGTAGGTGGTTCAAAGCTGCGTATTATTCGAGTACTTGGTAAAGGTGCCACTAAGGGTGTAGTAAAAGCTACTCGTGAACCTGCCAGAAGATTGAAGCCTGTTTCGGATAAAGAAGAATCTCCAGTAGTAGCTTCATCTACTCCAGACCCAGTTACTCCTCAAACCCTGGTAAAGATTACCTCAGGTTCTACTACCGTAGGATTTGGATTAGTAACTAAAGGCTATGGAGATCCCATTGGTACTGGAGAAACTTTTAGAGTGGGTTTCTATAAACAATTTAATACCATTTACTATGTGATCTATGGAGCTACTGGTGAGATCCTCGAACAAGGTCCAGTACTAACTTATAAAACCGCAGATTCTCTCAATAATACTTCTTTCGATTACTTGGCTCTTTCGGCATTTGCAAAGAATTCCCAGTATCTCGAACCTAAGATGACTGAAACGGTAGAAGGCATTAAATCTTGGGAGAACCTGATTCAGTGGTTAACTACTTCAGTAGATGGTAGTAAAGATAAGGTAACTGTTACTATCGGAGAAAAAGAAGTAACTAACGAAGAAGTATCTTTTGATGGTACCATTGGTAATGCGGGTACTACACCCACTGCCGACGAATGGATTGCTTCATTGGAATTCGTAAAGGATTATACCGATGTATACCAACTTTTCTGTTCCCATATCTCTCAACATTTGGAACAAGATGCCGAAGTACTTAAGGTACATAAGGCTGCTGCCGATATGGTTAAAGAACTCGAAGAATATACTTATTACATCGAAGTTCCCAAACATCTTACTCACTATACTCAAGGTGATCAGCCAAGAGATAAGAAGAATATAATCTCCTGGGTTGAAACCTGTTTGGGTACAATCGGTAACTCTAAATATGTTGCTTATTTTGGAGGTGGTCTTAAATACTACAATGAAAATGGCAATCTCCAAGATTCAGATGTAGTAGGAACTGTAGTGGGATTGGGAGATGCTTCTGCTTCTCAATATGGTCCTTGGAAATCATTTGCGGGTATGAACCGTGGAGTAATCTATGATGCTGTAGGTCCAGTATGCCCGAACTATGGTTCTCCTTCTCGATATGCAGATCTGAACGAATTGGCTCAATCCTATGTTAATATGATGGTAATTAAGGATACTCCAGATGCTGGTAAACAGACTATGCTTTGGCACTTATTTACCTCACAGGTAAAACAGGATTTAGAAAGATTCCTTTCTATAGTTCGATTGAACCTTTATCTCAAGAAGAGCTTAAGACCCATTTTCCAAAAGTATCTTGAAGAACCAAATATTTGGAATACTTGGAATAAGATCTGGCTGGAAATTAAACCTATCTTGGATAACTTGGTAGATGAAGATGCCATGTCAGAATATACCTATATGGGTGACCAGGATGCTTCCTCTTATGATCAGCTTTCAGTAAATAATGAAGCTGATGTTCGTCAGGGTAAATATAAAGTGATCCTTAAGTATAAGGATATCGTTCCTATGCAGGAAGTTATGATTAACATCATAATTGATTCTGCATCTAAATCGGTTTCTATTTCAGAAGATTCGTCTAATCAATAAACTCTAAGATATATGGGAGCAAAAGTAAAAAATCCTCGGAAGAAATTCTTATGGAGCATAACCTTCCCTAAGCACCCTATCAATACATATCTGTTCCAAACTTGTACTTTGCCAGATATCGAGATAGAACAGGTAGCTCATGGTGATATTAACAGAGATGTTAAAACTGCTGGTAGAGTTACTATCGGTAATCTGATAGTAGAGAAACTGATGACCACTTCTGGTTCAGATACTTGGCTTCATGATTGGCTTTATTCTTGCCAAGATCACATTGTTGGTGGAGGCTTGGTACCCAGTCAATATTGGGAAACTGTAATAGTAAATGAACTTGCCGAAGATGGAGTATCAGTACTTAACACTCACCTTTTCGAAGAGGTTTGGCCATGCAAAGTAAATGGTCAAGAACTCGACAGAATGGCTTCAGAAAACTCAATTGAATCAATCGAATTCTCTGTTGGTACAGCCGATAAGTACTAATCCTTAGTCATTTTTCTTTGCTAAGATTTTAGGTGGGAGGGGTGGGATCCTTATGGGTATCTTCACCCCTTTCTTGTTGTTAAACCCTAACATAACTATAATTTTAAGTATAACCAAATAAACAAAAACATTATGGAATTTAGAACCTTTCGATTTGTAGCTCCTTCTGGATATTTCTATGAAATCCGGGAACAAAATGGAGCAGATGAAGACATCCTTAGTAATCTGGTAGATGCAAGAACTCTGATGAATCTTACCAAGTTTATTTCAGCAATCGTAGTAAAAACTGATTTTACTGCTAAGGGAAAACTAAGCGTTGAAGATGCACTTGCTCTTCCTGTTAATGATAGGTATGCCATTATTATCCAATCCCGTATATTCTCTTTGGGAGAAGAAGTTTCTTTCGAATTCGATTGGGGTAAAGAATTTGGGGGTAAGGTAATGTATGGCCAAGATCTTCATGAACTCCTGTTCGATGATTATTCAGTATCTCCTTCCGAAGAAGAAGTTGAGAAAAAACCTGAAGCTATCCCCTACTATCCGATGGGTAAGAAATTAAGAGATCATCAGATCTTTACTTCTTCAGGCAAAGAGTTATTATTCGATTGCATGATTGGAGAAAGTGAAAAGGAATCTATTCAAGTAGAACAAACTAGAAATACCCCTCTTATTCATCGAAATCTTCGATTGAAAGTAGATGATAAATATGAGAAAGTACTCAATTTCTCTTTGTTCTCTCCAAGGGATATGCAGGAAATCAGAAGAGAGGTATTTGCTATAGACCCAATCTTCCAGGGTAATACCGAAATCGAAAATCCGAAAACTGGTCAAACTGCGAAATACTTTATATTCGGAGCTCCAGATTTTTTCTTCCTGACGGGAGAATAGACTTAGAGGGCGATTTTGCTTATATAAGTAGAGCTGAGATAAGAATGGATTACCTCAGCTTTTTAGTTCTCCCGTATAGGGTAAGGAAAAGATTCTTAGAGAATGCCGAAGCTTATTTTAAACTTATAGAGAAAAAATCCAAAGGCAAATAATATGTTCAATTCAGGTAAAAATATAGTTGAGGTTGGTATAGCAATGGTGCTAAGGGACCAATTCTCTAAGGAGTCTGGAAGGATCTCTAATTCGTTTAAGACGATGATGAATGATATGAGTACCTGGTCTAGAGGTATTCAGATGTCAGGTTCATCCTTAGCGGATTACGGAGCTCAGGTGCTCAAGAGCATGTATAGAGCCTATGAATATTCTGCTGGGGTTCAGAATGAGATTTGGATGGCTTCTAAAATTGCTGGAGCTACTCAAGCTGAACAAAATAGGTTATTGCAAGTAGCCAAGCAGGTGAATGAAGAAACTCCTTTGACGGCTATGCAGGTTTCTTCAGCTGCTCGTTATTTAGCTATGGCTGGTAATAAGGCTGATGCGATAGAGAAGATGATACCTCCAGTAGCTAAACTAGCCTCCATCCTAAATATGGATCCAGGTGGGAAAGGTGGAGTAGCTGATATGATGACTAATATCATGTCTATGTTCCAAATCCCAATGGGAGATGCTGCTAAAGTATCCGACGATTTGTATACAGCTACTACGAATGCTAATATAAGCTTGGAAGACTTAGCAGCTACTATCCGATATTCAGGAGCAGATATGAAAGCTGCTGGTGTTAGCATGAGAGAATTAGCTGCTGCTACTGGTGTACTTGGTGATATGGGTATTCAAGGATCCATGGCTGGTACTTCATTAGGTAACATGGTTCGTAACCTACAGTTATCATTATCAGAACAGAAAAAATTGGGTTCCTCTTGGTTAAAAGAACTGGGATTAACTTCTGAGGATTTCTATGATGCTCAAGGTGGTTTTAAGGGTTTGTATAATGCTTTCCAACAGTTCCTTGATTCTTATAAGCAGATGACTGCAATGGGTAGAACCCAGGCTTTCTATAATATCTTCGGAGTTCGAGGTATGCGAGGTATTATACCCATTCTTAACGATATGGCTTCCGGTAGGGATAAGATGAATCTTATCATGGGGCTCTACGATAAGAATCAGGGCATCGTAGATCAGAAGAATGAAGAAAGGCTTAATACCATGGCTGGTAAGATAGACCAGATGAATTCTGCTTTTGAGAACTTAGTAGTTACTGTGGGTAACAAGTTAGCTCCTCTATTCAATCCCATTGTTGATAGCTTGAGATTCTTAACTAAACTAGCAGATAAATTAGCTAGCTTAGGAGGCATGGGCAAATTCCTTATTCAGACTATGGCTGTAGGAGCTGCTGTTACTGTTATAGTTAATGGTTATCGTACTATAGCTATGACCCTCAGGATGATCAGAACTTTCCATGCAGCAGCTAATACTGTAGCTAATGGTATGACTGGGGCTACTTCTAGAACTAACCAACAGTTTGCCATTATGGAAATGCACTTAGTAAGAATAGGTAATATCATGAGGGATATACTTATCTTACAAATGCAAATGGCAGGTTTATCACGAAATAGTGCAGGTCAATGGATCTGGACAAAAACTGGTAGGTATGCTAAGGTTCCTAAAACTATTTTTGATCCCTTTGATCCTATGGCAGGTAATATTAGTGGAGGCAATGGTTCAGGAGCTGGATCTAGAATGGCAGGAGGCGGTAGCTTACTTGCAGGAGGTACTTCTAAATTTGCCAGATGGGCTCTTGGTAAAGGCTTAAGTAAGGGAGTTATTAAGGGTGTAGGTACAGCTTTAACTGCTGTGAGTACATTAGGTAAAATACTTCCTGGATGGGGATGGGCATTTACCATTGGAGTTCCTTTATTAACTAGCCTATTAGATAAAAACTCAGATTCTTTGGATAATAATACTAGAGCTCTTGAGGAATCTCGAAGACTCCCAGAAGCTGCTATTCAGGCTCGTAATCAACAGGCTTTTATTGATGCAGTTAAGGTAGCAATCAGGGATGGTTTCAAAGAATCTAATATTGGCATTACAGTAGACGGTGAGTCAGTAGGTACTTGGACTCCTGGAACTTCTAATGATTATACTGGTGGTACATTATTGGGCATAAATTAAAATACATTCAATTATGGCAAGAATATTAAACCAAGCAGCCGGTAAGATTGTTAAAAAGTATAATGATCTTACCCAAGATACTGCTGGAGTTCTTACTGGGCCACTTAATAAATTATGGAGAGCTCGGATATTACTAAACCGAGCTACTTCTCTTTTACCAAAAGATAAAGCTGATAAGGGTAAATTATATATACCCAATGGTGTATTCGGAGAAGCTCAAGTTTCTTCTAAACAACCTAAGATAAACGAACAGCTACAGGGTCAATATAGGTTAATCTTAAAACATGAATTGACTAGCTTGGTAAAAGTAGAGGATGGCCCAGATCCAGCAAAGGGTCAATCTGCTTCAGAAAAGAAAACTGCTTTCTTTGTAAATGAAGTAGATAGGAATCCTGGAGATAATCAAGTGATCATCTATAACTTATCCAAATCACCTTATCAATATATTATATTACAGAACAGACCTTCTTCTTTGGATTTCCGAGGAGAATCTACCTTAGCTACAATTAAGTCTATGGGAAGAAATACTCCTATGTATCACTTTACTGGATCCGAGGATATAATTCAATTCAATATCTCTTGGTTCTGTAATGATCCAGAAAATCCTAATGAGGTATTATTCAAATGTAGGTTATTAGAATCCTGGACTAAGTCTAATGGTTATCAAGCAGGTCCTCCAATCTTAATGATTCAATGGGGTAATTCTGGTATCTTCATTAACCATAAGTACATACTCACTTCGGCAACCTATTCCTTATCGAATTTTAGGAATGCTTATCGAAAGAGAGACTCTAATGGTAAACCTTCTCAAGAGATAGTAAGTTTGGGATTAACTCCGAGTACTGCTACTCAAGAGTTGATATTTAAGAGAGTTAGTTCATACAACTTATCCTATCAGGATTTTGTTACTGATGAGGACTTAAAGAAAACGAAAGGTATTCAGATATGATAAATTTAAATCAGTACTTAACTGGAGCTAGCCCCTATGATTCGTCCTATGTATTGAAATATAGGGATGGAGAATACTCTTTAGAAACTGATCCTCCTTTAGTTCCCTATACTTCAAAGGATAAACAGCATACAATCAAAGAAGGAGAAACTCTTCAGAACATTGCCTTTGCTGCTTATGGAGATTCAGGTAAGTGGTATTTAATAGCTGAAGCTAATCAGATCATCGACCCATTTACCGAAGTAGTTCCAGGTAAACTTTTAAGGATTCCAATGTATGGCAACTAAAGTAAACCAGCCTATATTATATAATGGAACAGCCATGCCTTACTTGGCTTTGTTCGATTCCCTGGGTATGCCGGTAATGAATACCATTACTGGTATACCTCTTGGAGCGTATATAAGTAAATTTACTTATATGTATGATGAAGAAAAAGAGAATCTGGCTACTTTAGTATTTGATACTGGAGATCCAGATACCGTAGATATACCAGAATTACAAGAGGGATCTGTTATCTTTCTTCAATGGGGATACGTATACCCAGATGGGCAATTTATTTCTGGGCCTATTAAGACCATTAAGATTAGAGATTTCGATTGTATTTTTGATTCTACTGGTACTCATGTAACTATAAAGTGTATAGATTCAGTTGGAGATTTAAGATTCCAACCGCCTTACACTTACTCTGATTTGCCTCAATATAAATTCTCTAAGTTTATAGAAGAGGGATGTAACAATAATACGGGTATAATCATAGAGTTATTTCAGTAATGGCTAAACAAATTATAAGTAATAAAGTATACGAGTCACTACAGGTGCCTACTTATGATAATCAAAAATCATCCGGAAAGATACTCTATGCTAACTCTTTTAGTGGAGTAGCTCAAGTAGCTATGCCTGATGACATAAAGGAACTTTTGGATGATGATTTCGGATTAGCTGGTAACAATGTATTAATCCAATTGGAGCAAAAGTTTTCATCATATCCCAATGGGCCTTGGTATGTAGATTCAAGGGATGGGGTTATATACATACACAATCGTAAATTTAACGAAGAACCCTATCATCATTATGCCCATCAACAAGAGAATGGCGAGGTATTAAGTATATCCTTTACTACTCGGGAAGTTACCAAAAGGGTAAAGTTTCAATTAACCCAAACTATAGACCCAGAGGGTAAAGACTTAGTAGTAGGTACTTCTGAAATAAAGGAGCCTGACCCAAAACAAGAGAATCCTTATATTCAATCAGTAGATAATACTCAGGTATCTAACTATGCCAGTAATGAATTTGAGGATTATAGAAGTGCTCCTACTGATGCTCCATATTTTGAATACAAAGGCAAGAATACAGATCACTGGGCAGCTAAGGAAAAGCAAATGAAGTTCAATAGTTCTCTAAGGGAATTCGAATCTGAGGGTCCTGTAGCAGCTTACAAATCTGGTAAAGAAGCTGCAATAAATAATCTCAGTAATCAAGATCTGGATAAAGCTATTTCTACTGCTGTTAAGCAATTACCCAGCAATAAACAAAAGGCCGTTACTCAGGCTTTGGATAGAGCTAAAAAATCTGGTAAAGATCCAGAATCCGATATTAAAGAGGCCTTGAATGGTAGTAAATACCTCTTTGTAGGTGATCAGAAAATGGAATACATGGCTGAAGAAGAGGTAGATCCCAGAGAGTTTGATCCTACTGGAAATGTTTCCGATGAAGTAGCTTTTGGAACTGATGGTAGTAAAAACCCAAGTGTTCAAAGGGGTATGGCTGCTTTAGAGAATGATCCGATGATAAAGGTGGTTCCCAATTCTCTTAGCATAGAAACTACTACTAATGCAGCAGGTGAAATTGAACAAGGTTCAAAATTTGAAAGAAAAATTGTTCAAGCAAAAGTAAAAATCAGAAGGCTTAAGAAAGTGGCTTATAATGTACCCATTTATAAGCTTTATCACAACCTATTCAATAGGTTTGGGGGAGCTAAGAATTGGGCTAAAGCCATGCAATCTGCTGCTAATAATGGTTTGAAATATACCGAGAGGAAACAAGAATGTCAGATGGTAGTAGTTGGTAGACCTTCTCTAGAATCCTCCCAGATATTGATAATTGATAATATCGGTAGAAAATGGTCAGGAGCTTGGTATATCAAAAAGTGTACTCACATGATGGATGCTGGTAATGGGTATACTTGTCAATTAGAGCTTGTTAAGAATGGTGCTAAGAGGGGTAGTTCTACTACTAAGGCAACTCTTAATACTAAAGATATGATGGCAAATGGCCAAAAGAAGAATGCCACTACTTCTCTCGGTAAAGATCTAGATAATAACAACGGTGAAACTGGGGTTCAGGTTAATTTTACCGAACAAGAAGTAACCTACTACTCTACTCAGCTTGCAGATAAAAGTAAAGGAAATAAATTTGCAGGAGCTAAAACTGTCGGTGATCAGGTATCTAATGTTAGAGCTTGGAATGAAGCTTATGCAGACGATCCCGTAAAGAGTACCATGGGTACAGTAGTTACTACTGAAACTGTTACTAGTAATGGAGTAGTTCTAGACCAGAAAGTTCAAGTTAGAGAAGCTCCTAAAAAATATGTGGATAAGTATAAAGATCGATATAACTATCTAGATGCTGCTCGAAAACTTCTTCAAAAGAACCAAGAAAATAAGAAATAGCTATGGGATTTGAAACTGCAAAGGTAATAACAGAACAAGGTTTAGAAGGTCTTCAAAGATATTACGGTACTTATAGAGCTATCGTAGTTAATAATATCGATGAAGAGAAACATATGAATCGGATTAAAGTAATGGTCCCAGAAGTGATGAGTGGGGTTATGACTTGGGCTTTACCCAAAGGTCAGCATGGATCTACTCAGACTGGGTTTAAATACTTAGCTCCAAAGATAGGTGATATAGTATTTGTTACTTTCGAATTTGGAGACCCTACTAAACCCCTATGGGAATATCATGGTTGGGGAATAGAACAAATACCCTCTCCCTTAGATGGACCCAACAAATGTGGTATAGTTACTCCAGAAGGTAATGTTATAGTAATAGATGATGATTCTGGAACTCTGAATTTGTACTTTAATGGTGATGTGATAGTATCTAATAAGGGTAACTCTATAGTTCATTCTGAAAGGGATATTAATATAGTAGCTGGAGATTCTATCATTATGAACCAGGGTACTAATGAGGGGATGGTAATTATTGCTAAGTTAACAGAGAAACTAAACCAAACTGTTAAAGAACTCGAGAACTTGAGAAACTTGTTCAATACTCATGTTCATACTGGAGTTACTTCTGGTCCGGCTAGTACTGGGCCTACACCTACTCAAGCTTCTCAGCCTTTTACCCAGTATAAACAAGAAGATTATGAAAACCCTAAATTCATACACTAATGGAAAATAATTATTACACCGGTATAGTTGGTAAGGGTATTCTATTCCCTTTTACCATAACTAAAAATGAATCAGGTCTTACTGGGATTTATCCAGTTAATGGGGATTTCGATTTGGTTAGAAATAACATTTCCTCTATCCTATATTATTTAATAGGGCAAAGATTCAGACAAGAAAACTTTGGTAATCGACTATGGGAATGTATTGAAGAACCAAATTCACAAGCCCTTTCGTTCATAATTAAAGAGTTCATTAAGGATGCTATTGGTACTTGGGAACAGAGGATCACCTTTGAAAAAATAATCGTAACAAGAGTTGGTTCAAAGGTAAATATAGAAGTTGCCTATGTGATTAATGGTTCTAACACTAGCCAGTACCTGGGCATTGCCTACGATCGATTAAATAATTCACTTAATAATTATTGATATGGGAATCACTAACAAATGGCTAAATCCTTATCAAAGGTCCTATCAACAAATTAAGGCTAAGTTGATAGAGGGGCTAACAAACATCCGGGATAAGAATGGAGATATCCTCATTACTGATTACTCAGAGGGGAATATCCTCATTATTATCCTTTCGTTGTTTGCAGCCATCGCAGAGGTGTTACATTATTACATTGATAATGTAGCAAGGGAAACTTTTTTACCTACTGCTAGAAAGTATGATTCGGTGGTAAAGCAGGGTAAGTTAGTAGATTATAATACTAAGTCTGCTATTGCAGCTTCAGTAGATGTAACTCTAACTAGATCTATTACGAGTGAAAATATTGGTGCTAATATCCTTATACCTGCAGGTACCGTATTTACAGATAACTCTGGAAATGTTTGGATGTCTTCCCGAGATGTAACTTGGTGGCCTAATACTACTACCTGTAAAGTTCCTCTTATTCAACACGAAATATATAGTAATTCTCGATTGAACGGTATCATTATACCTACAGATGATCGAGTAATAATTACTCTGGGTACTTTACCCAATGGTAAATACTATGAACATGGTACCATGAGTTTAAAAATAGGTGGGGAAACTTGGGTATTAGTGGATACCTTTGCTTATTCAAAACCTAAAGATAAGCATTTTATGGTATCTGTGGATTCTGCTCTTAACCCTTATTTACATTTTGGGGATGGTTTATATGGAGCTAAACCTAATGCAGGAGATAGGATTACAGAGGTAATCTTCTATCTTACTAAGGGATATAATGGTAACATAGGCTCAGGTTCTATTACTACGGTACCTGCTGTTATTTCAGGAGTGATTTCCGATGCTACGGTAAGTAATGCTTATGCTGCAGCAGGTGGTTCAAACTATGAGAATTTCCAGATGATCAAAGAACACATTCCTCTTAGTGTTAAGACTTTGGGAGTAGCAATCACTGCTCAGGATTTTGCGGATTTAGCAATGACTGTAGAGGGAGTTAATAAGGCTGCTATAGATTATGAATGCAGTAGAAAACTCACAGTATATATAAATCCAGATAATGGTAGTTCTGCCGGGGATGCCAGAATAGATAAAGTATATAACCTATTATCCCAAAGATCACCTTTATCTACTTGGCTTCAAGTTAAGACTGCGGGTACTGTTCAGATCATCCTGGATATTGAGGTAACTGGTAAGAAATCCTATAAAACTGCTGAGATTCAACAACAGATTCTTACTGCTCTGTATAATGCCTATTCTCCAGAGAAATCTACCATAGGTGGAAGTGTTAGAATCTCTGATATCTATGCTCTCATAGATAATTGCTCAATGGTAGATTACCTCCATATTAAAAAATTCTATACTAAGCCTTGGCCTAATACTATCTATGGTAATCGAGAATTACTTATCAATAACTTTAAGTTAGAGAAAGCAACTGGTTCTAATACTTATTTTATTACTTTCTCTAATAATACAGAGTTTAGGATCAGAGCTGCAAAAGGGGGATTTGATAGTACTGGTAGAGTGGGCAATTCTTCTACTTACCAAGATGCAGACAATGATGTAACTTTCTCATTTGGTGTAGCCGATAATGGTTATCAAAATGGATTTAGATATTCTATAACTATTTCAGAACCCAATATGGATTATGAAGATCCTGGGTTTAATATCCCAGTATTCAGTAGTAATTCACAGCTTACATTAACCGTAAAAGAAACTATCTAATATGATCGATTTCAAGAATCTCATAGACATGCTACCTTATTACTTCAAGGATTCCGATACGTATAAGGTAGATGGAAAGGGCATTTTACAAAGGTTTCTAGATACCTGTGGAGATTACTTTGGGAATGACATATATTCCGATACTACTAAGTTACTAGAAATCCAAGATCTCGATAAAACTCCAGACATGTATCTAGTATATTTCTGGGAATTATTGGGACAAATGCCTTTTGCCATAGGCAATCATATAGATGAAGAGGCTTGGAGAACTAACTTCAATGGTCTCTTAGGTGATTCAGAATTAGAGATGTTATCCAGAACTTGGATTATACCGAAGTCTGGACCTTTCTCATTAACCTCAGAACAAGTAAGAAGATTATTAGGGTATTCTATATCCCTTTTAAAAATCCGAGGTAGCCAAAGCTTTTTCGAAATAATCTTCCGAATGTATGGTATTCGATGCGAAATGCAGGATCCAACCAAAGAAGAAGATTATAATGGTTGGATTAATCCAGAAGAATCTAAACCAAGGTTCGATCAAGCAGTATATTTTGATAAAGGTACTTTTGATAATTCTTTTCAGTGTACCCAATGTATACCAGTAAAGTTTAAAGTTACTGGTCATCCATATACTGATAAATACCAAAGTGGATTTTTCTCTTTTAGAAAGGGAGTAGAGAATATTATTAATAGGTTTAAACCTTTCAATGTATCTGTTACTATTGTAGATTATGGATTTAGATTTATCGATGAGTATACTATATTTGCTGAATTCGTAAATCCCAAGATTAATTCCATTATACTGGGATCTAATAATAAAGTACCTATTAGAATTACAGTAACTTCCGATTGGCCTGAAGCTGATTTAAGGTATCAGGTAATGTATAAAAAAGAAGAATCTGATCTCGATAACTTATGGGGATATAAAAGGCATGATAATGAGAGTATCTATACTGCTACAGTTCCCGGTATCTATTATTTTAGAAGTGTAGCTAATCCCGAGATAATTACTTCTATCGTAGTAGGATCTGGTAGTAATTTGCCTACTTATAAGATCTATGCTGATCCCAAAACTCTTAGGATTACTCCAGAAAACTTAAATCCTTCTACTGTAATAAAGGCCTCTGTAGTCCAAGGTGGTACAGAAACTGAATTAGTAGTAAGAAGAAAAGGTACAGAAGAAACTAAACCCTCTGGACAATCTTGGTCATTCTCAGAGCCTGGATCCTACACTTTCGAAATAGTAGATCATCCGAATTACATGGTTACAGTTATTGTTTCAAGACAAGAGAACTTATATACTGTAGTATGTAATCCAGAAGCAGCTAGAGTAGATATACAGGATTTGGCTAAAGCCCAGACTAAGTTAACTATTTCCGATCTATATGGTACTCCAGATCTCCAATGTTATGAACAGAATAATCCTAGCAGGGTGTATAATAATGGAGATATTTTTACAGCTGATTCCTTTAGGTTATTTACTTTCATTTGTACCTTAGATACAACTAAAAGCGGTAATCTCGGTAAATTCTTGGTAACTCAGATATCTACTTACTATCAGTATATATTACAGGGCCCGAGTACTTTGGAATTAAATACTAAAGAAGAAGCTTATGCTGATTTAACTCTTCTAGTTTCTCCAAAAGAAGATGACAGTAAGTATATAAATAATCAATTAGATATATACTGGAATGGTATGCTAATTGATCCTATTACAATGGAAAAAGCTGAAGATGATCAGTATACTAAATTCACTTATACTTTCACTTGTATAAATACTGGAGAATATAAGGCAGTATGTAAAGGGGATCCTGAAGTATTTGTAATTTGGGAAGTTAACCCCTATGTAAGGCCTCTTAAGTATAACCTATACATTGAACCAGAGAATGTAAAGGAAACTAACCCAGATGGTACTTCTCCTTGGACACCAGATTATTTCAACAATAATCTGGGATTGGATCCCGTCGATAAATCCGAAGCTAGTTATCAGTTAATCGATAATAAATCAGTAGCAAGGTTTGAACTAAGGGCAAACTTCGATATGGGAGAAAATAATACAGTAACCTGTGATCAAACAGGAGAAACCTATAAAGTAAACACTGGAGAGATTATCGAATTAAAAGAAGCTGGTAAGTATATTTTCTTCTCAGAATACTTCTTAATATCAGCTAAGTTGACTGTAAAAGATTTCCCATTGACTGTAGAGATTAAAGCTTCTAAAGAAATGGATACTCTTACTCCAGAGGTAGATTCTGTAAGTACCATAATAACCTGTACTTCTAATCATGATAACTTTGATACCAGTATACAATTAGAAGGATCAGAGGAATTACATCCTTCTCCGTATACTTTTGAAACTTCAAAAGCCGGAGAATATACCTTTATGGCAGCTAATAAGAAGGATGTAAAAGTTACTTATCAGGTAGGTATAGAATTCCAGGTAACTCCTGTAGAAATTATCTGGGAAGCTTCAGATTTGGAAAATAAACAAGTTAATATTAATACAGGAGAAAGTCAACAATGGAATATAATACAGTAATAACCTCTCACGCTATGGATTCACTTGCAAAAACTTTATTTACTACAATCTTCGTAGAATGTACCCAGATCGTTTTCGATTTAAGATGGATGATCCTATTAGGGTTCATGTTAATAGTTTCGGATTTATGGTTTGGGATAAGAGCTTCTAAGTATTTGAATGTAAATGTAAGGAAGTCCAGAGCTGGTAGAAGAACTCTCAATAAGATAATAGATTATATTTGTTATATCTCTTTGGGGGCAGTACTGGGAAAAGCCATAGGAGAACCCTATGGCTTGGATCCTATAATTGTAGCCATATCAGTAATGATACTTTGTTATTGCTTTGAGTTGGATTCTATTTATGGTCATATCTGTACCTTACATGGGATCGATAAGAAGTATAGTATTTGGAAATTACTATGGTTACTTATAACCTTTAAATTCAAAGACTTCGGGGAAGCCTTTTCCGATATCAGAAATCAAGTTAAAATTCACAAAGAAAACAAAAGTATATGAAAACCTATTTTCAATTCGAAAGCCTTATTAAATCTAAGGATGTAGCAGAAGGTATAGCTTGCCCAATTGGGGCAGGTCCTTTCTGTGGATTTGGTTCTGTTACTGTAGACGGTAATACTCTCAAAGTACAATCACAAGGTAATGATGATTCTTTCTTCAAGAATGATATACTCGATCGTATCAATGCCAGATATATCAAGAAAAATGTAAATGATGGAGAATTACCCGATATATGGTTCGGATGTATTTCAAGAGATGGGTATATATTTATTTCAGACGAAAAAGAAATAGGTAATATACCTATTGAAGGAAATAAGGGTGTAACTGATGATGTATTTCTCTTTGCAGTACATGATGAAGTTACTGAGCCAATTGAAAACCCCGTTAACTTTGTAGCATATTGGTCAGAAGGTAATGAATCTCTGTATACCTTATACAAGAAGTCACTTAACCCATATTACCCCATAGCTGATAATGCTCATGAATGGGATATTAATGGGAGAGACCCCTATATAAATTCTCAAATGAATTTTACTTACTTGCTTAAGCAAGTAGAGGCAAACTGTACCAGATATAAGAACTCTAAAGATTCTATGGTACTTATTGGAATCTATGGCTCAGGTACCGATACTAACACTAACACTGTAGAGGATTATTCTATAGTTCCCTATGGTGGAGTATTCCCACAGCCTTTACCCTTTACTTCTGCTTATAGAGGATTGGTTAACAAATCAGTAAAGAGATTAGAGAATTTATTGTCTGGTATCCCCAATGATTATGAAAACATTAAACAGTACATTGATTACTTATTCGAATCCTATAAGGGAAGCATAGATCAATCTGCTAAGATTATACCTCAAGGAGCCATTATGCTTTGGTCAGGTACTACTCCTCCCGATGGTTGGGCTTTATGTGATGGTATAGACGGTAGACCTAACCTTATCGGAAGATTCGTTAAAGGATGGGGACCTGGTAATGGTACTATTGGAGAAACTGGAGGTAATGCAGAGGGAAAGGTTACTCTTAATGCTAACCAATTGCCTAAACATACTCATGATTATCGAGATTACTTCCTTCTTGACCATGCTCCTGATGGTGGTGGTCCGGGTAATGTTAAATATGAAAATATAGGTCAAGCTGTAAATCCCAAACATAGATCCATGGATAATCCAGTTTGGGCAAGATATCTCGAATCTACTTCAGAAGTCAATAATTCTGCTCAGAATTCTATAAATATAGAACCAGGATATTACATACTAGCTTATATCATAAAACTATAATAAAATTGAAAAACTTTTTGATGTTGCGCATTTTATTTTTAGCTTAAAACTCATGTGTTAGGGAGAAGGAGATGTTGGGAAATATCTCCTTCTTTTTGTGTTAATACTTAAGTTCGTCTTTAGCTCTGTCTTCCCAATATTGAATATCTGATCTTAATTCTGATATATATTTAACTGAGGAGTTAGTTTTAGGCATATCAAAGAATTCTACTAATAACAAGTTAGTAATCCTTCCACTATCTTTAATCCTTTCTTTAATATAGGGGGGAGGAGTAAGTAATACCTCGAATACCATGTAAGCATCAATAGATAAATGATCTTTCATATATGAATACATCATCTCAAGCATTTCAGATTTAGCTTTCTCTTCTTCACTGTCGTCCTCTAACTCTTTATCATTGTCGAATAAATCATCTAACTTAAATAGGGATTGATTATACTCAGCTTGTTCTCCGTATGCCGAACGAAGTAATTTATTCTTAAATGTACTGAGTGAAGCAAGAATCCTTGCTTTTAAATGTTCTTCCGAACAAGTACCATAGTATTTATTGAATACATATAACATCTTATCCCAGAAATAAGAAGATATAATATCTGGAGTAAGATTATATCTTTTGTAATCAATTTGCTTAGTAAGGTTTCTAATCACTGGCTTACATACTTTATATAACCTTAGAAACATCTGTTGATCATAATTCTCTTGCATGGTTTTCAACCTATGCAATTCCGATCCGTTATTACCTCTACTTCTCATGTGATTTTAAGTTTTCGTTTATGCAAATATAAGAATAATATATTATATAAAATAATAATACTTATATTTTCTGACGTCATGGTAGAGGATAGTATAGTTCTTGATAACTGATACATTCAGTACAAACATGGGACTACGAATATCTATTAGCTTATAAATATTGCAATATAATTATGAGAAACAAAACTAAAACCAAATTTTCATTTAGCCCAGAGTTTCAATTAGAGATTCTGAGATATATCATTAAGGATAAGGAAGGAGGATTGATTCTTAAAAGGATTAAACCTAATTATCTGGTATTAATAGAGCATTCGATTATCTGTGAGGGCATCATTAAGTATTATAAAAAGCAAAACAAAATGCCTTCTGAGAATGTTCTAAAAGAAGTTATTAAAGAATTGCTAGAGGGTAAACAATATGCAGACTTAGTAACTAAGGACGATATACCAAACATTAATAAAGTGATCAGTAATCTCTATCATTTACCCTTATCCGATGCCGATTATATAAAAGAGAAGATCTATCAATTCTCAACTTATGTAGAGATGAAGAATCTAAATGATTCATTCGATTTGGATAACTTCGAACAGTACGAAGAATATTCCCGTAAGATTGAAAAGATTCTTCAGAAAAGTAAACCTAAGAAAGAGGATGAACCCGCATACATGATTCGGGACATAGTAGAGAGACAATTTAAAAGACAATCAGAACCCTCCGTAATACCTTGTCCATTTAGGCAAATGAATGCTTTAACTAATGCTGGAGGATATCCTGAACACTCGGTTAATGTGATCTTAGATAAACCTAAAGCAAAGAAAACCTTCTTTATGGTAAACCTTGCAAGAGGTTATCTAAGAATGGGTAAATCGGTTTATTACGTAGATACTGAAAATGGGAAAGATCAAATTCTCGATAGATTCATTCAATCTTCTATCAATAAAACGAAGAAAGAGTTATATTCTGGAGAGTATGATAAGCTTGAATCTAAACATCTAAGAAAACTTGCCAGGTTTGGGGTTGAACTTATAGTTGAAAGAGTACCTGCAATGATTACTGATTGTAATTATATAAGGGATAAGATTATTAAGTTCAGAAATCAAGGTATAGATGTTAAGGTTCTATTCGTAGATTATGCTGGTAAGTTAGCCTCTATTGCCAGAGATAAAGAAGATTTCGATCGTATATCCAACGTGTATATAGACTTGCAAAATCTTGCAGAAGAACTCAATTTAGAGATTGTATGGACTGCTCACCACATTACAAGAGATGGTAAGAAACATAGAGCTACTAGATATGATGAAAATGATATATCCGGTTCCATTGCAATCATTCGTAATGCCCAAACTATTTTTGGTCTTAATTCTACTGCTCAGGAAGAACAGGATGATATATTAAGAGCTGAATTAGTTGTACAGAGAGATGGTTTACCTTCTGGTAGAGCTTTGTTTAAATGCGATGTTGAACGCCAAAGATGTAAGGAATTCACTCGAGACGAAAGAGAGAATTATGATAAAATCTATGGGGCTAAGTTAGATGAACAATTTAAGAAGAGTATTAACCCAGATGCCGATCCTAAAAAGAGGGCTAATAATAGTGGAGATATTTAGACATGAAAACAAAGACGGTAAAAATAGTAAAAGATAGATGGAGCGATGAATTAGCTTTAGAAATATCTCATAATGGTTGGCAAACTACCTCTATTGGTAATTTAGATTTAGAGGATTTAAAGAAACTTCGAAGAGTAATTAGGAAAGCTATAAGGGAACATGAAAATAATAGTAACAAAAGATGGTAAGGTATTTAAAGATAATACCTTATTAAAGCCCAGATTATTTAAAGGGTATTTAAGGGTCAAGATAAATGGCTCAACTCATTTAGTTCATAGGTTGGTAGCATTAACCTATATCCCCAATCCCGAAAATAAACCTTGTGTATGTCATAAGGATAACAATAGGACTAATAATCGGGTAGAGAATTTATATTGGGGAACTTATAAAGAAAATACTCAACAATGTATTCAAGATGGTAGGTTTAAACCAGGAGGTAGAGACATACTAGACGAATTTAGTATTAATTGTTTACTTTATGAATACAATCTTGGTAAACCCCGGTCAATCCTTAAAAAGAAATTTGGGGTTTCCGATTCATCTATAACTCGTATTATAAATACTCATGGTAAGCCAAGATTTGGAAACTATAAATTTAAGGATATTTACCCGTCTGTAATCAAAGACTATCAGAATGGTATGAAAGTTAAAGATATATGTGATAAGTATTCTATTGGACATACTACCCTAAACAATTATTTACGTAGATTTAATATACAGAGGCATACATGAAAATCACTAATAAATTTAAAGCCCAGTTATATAATTATTTTATTTCTAGACTGGGGGGTTATAGATATAGAAGGGGCTGGATGCGTATACCTACTTGCCCTTATTGTGGTAGAGAAGAGAAACTGGGAGTTAATCTCTCTATGTATCGAACAAATTGTTTCAGGTGTAATGCTCATCCCTCTCCTGCTCAGTTAATAATGGATATAGAGGGATTTACAGAGTATCATGAATTAATAAGCTTTTTGAACAATGGACAATTTGATGAACTTCAATTTAAGGAAGAGAAAATCGAACTTGCCGAAAGCAAGCCGATATATCTCCCCGAAGGATTTAGAAATATTTCGCTCGGAAATAGTCAACTTGCAAAAAGCATTCGGGGATATGTCAAGAAACGTGGCTTTAACATCGAGGATTTTTCAAGATATGGCATTGGGTATGGTACAAAGGACTCAACTTATGGGTACCTCATTATACCCTTTTATTACCAAGGACAACTTAGATATTATAATGCCAGAAATGTTATCGGCAAAGGACCCAGATATAATAATCCAGACAAAGACATCACTGGATTGGGAAAACAATTTCTCATCTTTAATCATGATGCGTTGGAGATGTATCGGTCGGTATTCATTTGCGAAGGAGCACTTAATGCTCTCACTATGGGAGATAGAGCAATTGCCACAATGGGTAAAGCTATATCTAAGTATCAGATAAATGAATTACTTAAAGCTCCCTGTGAAAGATATGTTATACTATTAGATTTTGATGCGAGGGATTATGCTATTAATTTAGCTCTTAAGTTAGTAGCTTATAAAAAAGTTAAGGTGGTATTATTTAAAGACAACAGAGATGTAAATGACTTAGGTAAGAAAGCAGTACTAAAAATGGTTTATAAAACTAGATATCAGAGTTATCAAGATTTAATTAAGTTACGGAATGAAAAGTAATCTATCAAGATGGGGTTTATCCCGATATTACATTACCAAAGAAGGTATACTGTATTTTAAAACTTTAAACAAGGGTTGGGTAAAGAAACCCTTCAGACTTTTAGAGAGTAAGAAGAGGAAGAAGTATACTCAATCACTTTTGAACGACGAAGGCAAATATGTTTATGGGTATTTACATAGGTTAGTAGCTATGGCTTATATACCTAATCCTAATAATTACCCTATAGTTAGACATCTAAATGATAACCCCTTAGATAATAGATTAGCAAATTTAGCTTGGGGTACACAAAAAGACAATGTTAAGGATTCTATAAAGAATAATTCCTTCCATTTCTTAGAACACCAAAGTGGACCTAATCATCCAAATTACAATAAGCCGCCCCATAATAAATTATCGCTAAGAAAAGAACGTAGAGTATTACGTTTATATTACAAAGGTCTTAATATAAAGGGTATACAACTAAGGCTAAGGTTAAAGTCTTCTACCTCAATTAGGAGAATACTTAAAAACCATAGCCTATTGAAATAAGGATTTCCTATTATATTATATAACTTAAAAATAACAAAATAAGAAAAGATATGAATATTGAATGGTGTATAAATAGGGCTATAGCTCTTGCTTTTCTTGGGTATATAGGAGTTGTTATGTTAGGTATATATCTTTTAAATGATAATACTTTGAAAGGTTTTATATATGTAGGTTTATGGATTTTATTTGTAATTGTAACCACTCTAACCTCATACATAAGGTATCATGAAAGAAGAAAGAAGAAAGAAATGATATGAATATTAAACGTTCCCCATCTATCCATATAACTAAGTTTCAATTTGAGGAAATATTAAATACCCTAGAGGTAGATAACTTCCCAGTTGAGGCTTTTTTTGTTATTGCTCGAAAGGGGGCAATAAATCATAGAGCAGTCTTAGTTTCTAACCATAAGAATACTAAGCGAGTTAATAACATTTTACTAGCATCTAAGGGGGATGCTGCCCTTGTTGCTGATATTTTATATGCAATCCGTATAAAATTAAAACATCGGGGAGTTCGGAAAATAAATGAGAGTAATTCTCGAGAATGGGCAAACTGTAAAAAGCTTGCCGAAGTATGTAACACTTTTTGTGAGGATTTTAATCTTGATACTCGAGAGGGTTTTATCAAATACATTGAGACCGGGTTAAAGAGGATGACTGATTATCGTAATGTTATGCAAAGGTTATTATCTATGCAAGAGAATATTACGAATCAGATAGATGCAGAGATAGAATTATCCTCATTGGATAGATCCGAATTCGAAGAGGTGATAAGAATTAAAGATTATTACTTTAAAAAAGTGGCTTCTGCTACTGGTATTTATGATGGTGTAGATAATCCTGAGAAATTAATTCACTTCTTAAGGTTAAAAACTTTTTTGGATGAGAGAGGTTGGGATCCTATGAAATTTATAGATGCCCAATTCGAATCTCTTGCATGGTGTAATGGTTTACCAGAACCAAGTCAGATGTATAATGATAAAGCTATCGAAAGGTATAATAAATACCTATATAAAAATAAGAGTAAACAACTTCTGGATAATGAACCTCAAGTAGAGGGGAGTCTCTGGGATAAAATAAAAGATTAGTATGAGTAAGATAATTATTCAGAATGGTAATATGTGTGAACTTGATATACCCCTCAAGTATGCGCAGAAACTCTATAATGAGTTTGCCATTCGACATCCGAATGCCTTCTATTTACGTACAAGGCAAAGAGGTATGCAGAATTGGGATGGTAAGATTCACTACATCACCAAGACTGGGCAATTTAAAATAGGTTTACTTCCCAGGGTATATAATAGATGTATAGAGATGGGGATTAAACCTAAAGTTGTAGATATGCGTCAACCTTTACCTAAAGTCAGTAAAGTAGTTACGAATATAGGTAAATATAAATTAAGGCCAGAACAAGAGAAAGCAGTTAAATCTGTAATCAATAATAAAGTGGGTAATCTACCTTTTCATATTGGCGTATTAGATTTGACTGTAAATTTTGGGAAAACCCTTATCATGTCATCTTTATATTTAACCTATAAGAAACAGTTAAAGACTTTATTAATAACTAATGATTCCGACTGGTTAAACCAGGCTAGAGAAGAATTCAAGCAATATCTCCCGGGAGAAAACATTACCTTTGTTCAAGGCAAAGTTTTAAACTGGAGTAACTTCACCATAGGTATGGTTCAATCTATTTCTCGAAACATGAGATTCTATCAACAGGAATTATCAAAGATAGATATGGTTTTGGTAGATGAGGCAGACCAAGGGGGCAGTAAGCAATATCAGAATGTAATCACTCGGTTATTTAATACCCGAATCCGTATAGGATTATCTGGTACCATTTATATGAGTAAGCTTGCAAAGGATAAGGTTAAGAATATGAACCTCGAATGTTTTTTTGGTGAAGTGATTGCAGAATTTAAACTCAAGGATTCTATTAAGAAAGGTTACTCAACTAATACTGTAGTAAAGATAGTACCAGGTAAACCTTGGTATGGTAATTGGGAATCCGATTGTATATCCTATAAGGAGATATATGATGATTCTATTACCGAAAATAAAAGGGCTTGGTTAATGGCTTATAATCGATTACAATGGAATCTTAATCAAGGTAGATTTCCTGCTCTCGTAGTATGTAAGCATATTGCACATTGTGAAAATCTATATAAATTCTTTAAAAAGAAACTGGGTGATGCCTATAATATTGCCTATGTTCATGTTAATACTAAATCTAAATTAAGACAACAAATAATGAAGGATTTTAGGGAAGGTAAAATCGATATCCTGGTATCAACTACCATCATTGCTCGAGGTAAAAACTTTCCTAAGCTTAGGTATTTGCTTAATGCAGCAAGTATGGATAGCCAAGAAAAATCGATTCAATTCCTTGGTCGTTTGGTAAGAACCGATAAATCGAAAAAGAAAGTGTACCTTGATGACCTTCATTATCCTGGAGATTATTTAGATAGGCATGGTAAGCATCGGAAGCAATATTATCAGAGACAAGAATTGAAAGTAATATTGTTAGATAAGCTTTGGAGGAATCATCCTAACCATAGCCTTAGTCAAAATTAACTAGAAGTACTATGAGTATTTACTTTTTCTCCGAAGGAGGAAAAGAAGATTACAATTAAAAGCATAGAGGCATATACCTATAAATAATACATTATGAAGATTACAATAACACTAATAACAATTGCTTTATTCATAATCCTAATATTTATTCTCAAGTTTATGAATAAAGAACCTTACGATTATACATGTCACAATTGCGGTAAGAGATTCCGAAAGAAAGATCTAAAAGATCTCAGAGGATCTTGGCATTTGAAAGATTGGACTTGTCCTCATTGCAAATATCAAAATATAACAGTAATAACCAGCTATAAGCCATGAATGATAAACTTATATGTATCAAGGATGAGGATGATCCCAAATTAATTGATCTTCTTTCAGATGGATGGAAGATAATTCAAATCTCTGCTGCTGGCATTTATTGCTGGGTACTTTTAAGAAAATCTTTAAATCTATAGCCATGATAATCACAATAATAATTTTAGTTATACTAGCTCCAATCCTAAATATTTTATTATTCAGCAACAAATACGATGAGAATGATGAAGAGTATTAAACAATTATTTAAGGTTTCCATTATGGATGAGAAGAACACTATAGATCAGGTATTCAATAATATGAATCTGATCTGGATATCTGATATCAGACGTAATCGGGACAGTCCCGATTCTTGCGATTATTATTTTATAATCAAGTACTCTAAGGACCTCTCTTTCAAGTTTATTCAAGAAGGTTCTACTAAGAAAGATCCTGTACAGTTAATAAATCTCCGTCAACTATTTATAAATACAATCGGACATAGTTATCTCTCTCTTACAAAGGGAGATACCAAAGATATAATTATTCGAACTTTATAAATTTTCAGAGAAGAATGGCAAAGAAGAAACAAAAGCTACCCGATCTTTCCAAACAAGACATCCTTACTCCCATAGATTTGAGTACTATGGGAACTAACGGAGATCCCTGCTTTGGTATTGGGTATGATCTATCAACTAAAGAATGTAAGCTATGCGGAGATTCAGAACTATGTGCATTCAAGATGTCCCAGAACTTGAACATTACAAGGAAAGAGTTAGAACAGAAGAATCAATACAAAGATTTGGATGTATTAGAAGACACGGTTGGTATCAAGAAGTACATCCGAGGCTTGATTCGGAAAGGGAAAGACAGAAAAGAGATTATTACAAAAACTGTTGAGAAATTCGAAGTACCAAGAAAACGTATTAGAGAACTTTATAAAGAATGTATTAAATGATGAAACCAATAGAGATGATATGGGCTATGTTCAAGGTATACCTTAATAACCCAAACTATTTTGTAAAGCAAGAGGATGTACTTGCTAACCTGTGTATGGAAGGGTCAGTAGATGTATTAAAAATGTGTAATTCACTGGGAGTACACGTTTCTAGACCCGAGAAATTAACCTTTGGACAACTTTTACGTAAATGTAATATAT